CTGCAATGGCGAGCCAGTTCTTCAAGCGAGTTTGTGGTATTCTAAAAGACGAAGGTGTTACTTATGATCAAAAAGCAGTTGCTGAAGTTGTACAGTTATATTTCCCCGATTGGCGTAGAGTCCTTAATGAACTTCAGCGTTATTCTAGTACTGGCAATATTGATGCTGGCATACTAAGTAACAAGTCTGGTGAAAGCGTATCCAGTCTAATTGACCTGATGAAGAATCGTGACTTCACTGCCACTCGTAAATGGGTTGCTGAGAATGTCGATGTAGATTCTGCTGTTCTGTATCGTCAATTATATGATACATTGCCATCTCGAATCAATACAACGCAAAGTATTGCTGATGCGATTATCATTCTCGCTGAGTATCAATACAAAGAAGCGTTTGTTGCGAACTCTGAGATCAATCGTGTTGCCGCACTTGCAACCCTGATGGCAGAGATTGACTGGAAATGAAGCTATTCAAAAAAGCTAAAAAGTGCTTTCTATGCGAATCTGAATTAGATAAAAACTCTGGTGAGATCGTGTACAAATATGAAGCAGGTGAAGGCAAAGTTGAACTTTGTGGTACTTGCATGGATAAGATAGAGGAGACACAAGATGAGCAAACCCTTTGATTATGTAACCTCTATCAATAGCACAAAGAAGAACATGATGCGAGATAGTGAGAATGATGAGTTGAGTGAGAAAGGCTATGAGCCATGGCTGACTAATACCGCATTATCTTACTTTCCCGATACGATTCTTTATGCGAATGAGATGAATACATATCATCAACTCGAAAATAGACCCCAGTACGAGTATCTTATAAATACCATTAGACCCAAGAAGCGATGGTCAAAATGGGTAAAGAATGCTAGTAATGAAGAACTTGAATTGATATGTGAGTACTACGGCTGTAATAAGATTATCGGTCAAGAGTATCTGTCTTTGTTGTCTAGTGAGCAAATTGAAACTATAAAACTAGAACAAGATACTGGTGGTATTAAAAATGAATCTAATAGAAGAACTCGTTGAGGTAACTTTACCAAGTGAAGAAAGTTTCCTTAAAATCAAAGAGACACTAACACGCATTGGTATTGCCTCCAAGAAAGAGCAGAAGCTATTTCAATCGTGCCACATACTTCACAAGCAAGGTAAGTACTACATCGTCCACTTCAAAGAGTTGTTTATGCTTGACGGCAAAACTAATGACTTTTCTGAAGAAGATAAAGGTAGAAGAAACACCATCGTAACTTTACTTGCAGAATGGGAACTAATCAAGCCTCTAAACTTAGAGCAAATCAAAGAGCCTGTTGCTCCGTTATCTCAAATCAAGATTCTTCCTCACAAAGAGAAAGGTGATTGGGAACTAGTAGCGAAATACAGCATAGGCAAAAAACGATAAAGGGAAACTTATATAATGAGTGATAATATCACGCAATTGAATCAACATTTAAAAATCTATAAACTATTTGATGAAGCCCATTTGCCAATCTATGGTACTGAATGGTCAGCCTGTTTCGATCTATGTGCATCGATTCGAGAGCAAGACGAAGTGACCGTTATGGGCGCATCAAACATTTCAACAAAGCGAAAACTCACAAGTGGATTTATTCCAATCTATGCTGGCGAAAGATGTCTAGTTCCTACTGGGTTAATTTTTGATCTGGATGAAAATCAATCACTTAGAATACATCCTAGATCGGGACTTGCTTGGAAACAAGGAGTGACTGTAGCAAACTGTGAGGGTATCGTTGATGCGGATTATGTTGAGCAGTCGTATGTAATGCTTGCCAATCTATCTAGAAATCCAATGGAGATTCGTGATGGAATGAGAATCGCTCAAGGTGAGATTGTGAATGTTCCTAAAAGATTTGACTTCAAAATCGTAGGTGTTAGGCCTATCCAAAAAACAGACAGAAGCGGTGGCTTCGGATCAACAGGAGTATAACATGAAAGCATTTATACCTGTCGTAATTACGATGACAATCTGTGTAGCATTTTTTATTACTGTATTGATACAAGTCACTTAGTTGGTGACTAGTCAGCAGTTTGGTCATGCGATGATAGAAGTGGAGTGACTACCACAAACAAACGACTCAGAGACAACTGCAAACCGTAGTGAAGAATGCGTAAGCTGAAACGGGTGAGGTTTAGTTCAGAAGCAACGACAGCATCTTCACTTTTAGTATAGGGTTGACAAAGCCTTAATTCTTTGCTATAATAGTATTTCAAATAATTGGAGTATAGCTATGAAAAATATATTAATCTTAACATTAGGACTGGGTCTACTAGCAAGTTGTTCAACGAATGCGTATGATCAAAGTCCTGCTAAACTTTTAAAGAAAGTTCAAGTATGTGAGGAAGTTCAGATTCCTATCTATGGGATGATTGAACGACCAGCATCAAGCGGAGAAGTGTTTACTGGTCTTCTGATCGGTGGAGCAATAGGCAATCAGTTTGGTTCTGGAAGTGGTAATGATGCTATGACTGTTGTTGGCGCACTTATGGGTGCTGACTCGGCAGGACAGCGCAAGCGAGAGAAAGTAATCATTGACTACAAGACTGTTACTCAATGTTGGGAAGAGTGGCAGTAAGTGTGAATATTCGTTACAGTTATGAGTAATATGCATAAATGTAATGAAAAAAAGTAACAAAATCACTATAAATCATGTTCAAGTTTGTATAAATAATCGTGTAAGATGCTTTCGGGGTCTTACATAATAAACTTAACCTTGCATAACAATGGAGGTCAATTATGACTTATTTGCAAACAACAAAGTATGATCCTTTGAATACACTAGGGTTTGATAGAATTTTTGATAGAATGGCAGAACTAACGCATTCTCCACAATCACAAACTTCATACCCACCCTATAATATTACAATAAATGATGACTACTTCTATACTGTTGAACTCGCTCTAGCGGGATTCAAAGAAGAAGATATTGATATTGAGTTAGAAGACGGAGTTTTAACCATTCAAGGTAACTCTGGTCAACAAGAAGATGATAGAGAATATGTTCACAAAGGCATTGCCGCAAGAGCATTTACTCGCAAATTCACACTCGTTGATACGATTCAAGTACAGGGTGCTACATTCAAAGATGGGATACTAAGTGTTTACTTAGAGAACATTATACCAGAAGAAGAGAAACCGAAGAAAGTTGAAATCAATGGCGATTTCAAATCTCATTCGAACTTCATGTCTGATAGTAAAGAATTTCTAGCAGAGTAAAACCAGAAGTAAAATGTAACACAGGGATGAGTCACGCATTGTGGCTCATCCAACTAAACACGCACGACAAAAACAGGAGTAAAAGTAAAAGTGAAAAAAGCACTCTCTTACCTTAAGGCTAAGAGTTGCGATGGGTTCTTTTGTGAACTAGTTTCGACTTTATTAATGTTAGCAGTAAGCACATATGTAATCGCTTACAGTCTAATTAGTATCTCTTAGATTAAGGATACATAACAACCGTCAAGATATTCTTGACAACCCTCAGAACTTGTGTTATAATGACACATTACGGAAGAGGACTACACTATGAAATTTATTGAAGATTTACCCGAATTATATAAACGTGACAGTAAAGGGAAAGTAAGAGTTTGGTGTATCGAAGTTGGATACTCGAATGATGACTATGCCGGTACAAGAACAATTGCCGGACTCAAAGATGGTAAGAAAGTCACAAGTGAATGGAATCTCAGCGAAGCCAAAAATGTTGGTAAGATCAACAGTACTAACGCTTACACCCAAGCCCAAGCAGAAGCAAAGGCTCTCTGGGATAAGCGTATTGAAAAAGAATATTTTATAAACATATCTGAAATAGACTCATACGACAAGTTTGAGCCTATGCTTGCTGGCGACTACACAAAAGTCAAAGTAAAGCCTACATCGGGTTATTGTCAACCCAAGCTAGACGGCATTCGCTGTATAGCAAACTCTAAAGGACTGTGGACAAGAAGCGGTAAACCTATCACTAGCTGTCCACATATCTGGGATGAGATCAAAGATGTCGTAGCACTCAATCCCGCTATTACATTAGATGGTGAATTATACAATCATGAATTGAAAGAAGATTTCAACAAGATTGTTAGTTTAGTTAGAAAGACTAAGCTGTCAGATCAAGGTATCGAAGACTCTAAGCGTTTGGTACAATATCACGTTTATGATGTTTATGATAGTAATGAGCCTGATACTACTTTCTTTTTAAGAAGCGAACGTCTAAAGATGGAGTCTACTAGACCTAGATTCTTTGACAAGTATTTACATTTAGTGCCTACTACATTCTACAAAGATCAAGATGAGTTGGATGCACTATACTCAGCATACACTGCTGATGGTTACGAAGGGCAAATGGTTCGACTTGATGAGAAGTATGAAAACAAACGATCTAAGTATCTACTCAAGAGAAAAGAGTTTATCACAGAAGAGTTTGAAGTCGTATCAATGGAAGAAGGTCAAGGCAACTGGTCTGGTCATACCAAACGGTTCATTCTACGATTAGCAGATGGTCGAGAAGTTGGTGCAGGTGTTCGTGGTAATCAAGATCAGTTGAGCAAACTATGGGAATCACAAGAGACCCCAACTTGGGCAACGCTACGATACTTTGATCTAACGCCAGATGGAATACCTAGATTTCCAGTCGTGATTGACTATGGTGTTGGTGAGAGAGACGATTAGTATTGACAAAGTGTTTCATATAATGTACAATGTTTCTTATAATATGCAATTTTTATTTGGAGTAGTAATTTGAGTTTTTATACTTGTGTGAATCGATACGGCAATAATATGCTGTATCGTGGTTATGATAAGCAAGGCAATCCTGTGAAAGCACGAGTGCCATTTGCACCAACGATGTATCTTGCTTCACAGAAAGCAACGTCTGGTTGGAAAACGCTCAATGGTCAACCTGTTGAGCCAATGCGACTTGATACAATGTCTGAAGCAAATGACTTCATCAAGAAGTACAAAGATATTGACAACTTCAAAGTTCATGGTAATGGAAACTTTGTTGCTCAGTTTATCAACGAAAAGCACCCAGGTCTTATTGAGTATGATCTCAAGTCTATTGAAGTTGGTAACATCGATATCGAAGTGCAGTCTGATGATGGATTTCCAGAGCCAGATGTAGCGAAGTATCCAGTTACGTCTATCTGCTACAAGAGCAGTAAACTCAACGCATATTATGTATGGGCTTGTGGTGATTACGATGTATCCAAGACAGAACTCGATCTAGATGGTGCTGAAGTCGTCTATGTACAATGTGCAGGCGAGTCTGATCTAATCCTTAAATTCCTAAATCATTGGTTACACAACTGTCCAGATATCATTACTGGATGGAACATTCGACTATTTGATATTCCATATCTCGTCAAGCGAACAGAAAACATTCTCGGTAAAGAGACTGTCAAGAAGTTCTCTCCATTTGGTATCACGAAGTATCGCCAGATTGCTATTAAGGGCAAGAGCATGGATGCTTACGAACTGTATGGTGTTCAACAAGTAGACTACTATGATCTGTTTCAGAAGTTTGGTTACACTTATGGTAATCAAGCCTCGTATTCTCTAGATCACATATCGTCAGTTGTTCTTGGTGAGAAGAAGTTATCTTATGAAGAGCATGGTTCTCTATTCGACCTGTACAAGGCAGATCATCAGAAGTTCATTGACTACAACATCAAAGATGTTCAGTTAGTTGACAAGATCGACAAGCAAACTGGTCTGATGGATTTGGCATTGATTATTGCGTACAAGGGTGGAGTGAACTACAGCGAGACTTTTGGTACAACTGGTATTTGGGATTCAATCATCTATCGTTATCTGTATGCACGACAGATTGCAGTTCCACCAACAGAACACAAACACAAAGATTCGTACCCCGGTGGTTATGTGAAAGAGCCACGAGTTGGTATGAGTGAATGGGTTACTTCATTCGATTTGAACTCTCTTTATCCAAACCTGATTGTCCAGTACAATATGTCGCCCGAGACCCTGCTCAATGGTGGTGGTGACTTTACTGCAAGCGGAGTGGGTCATTATCTCGAAAACGATCTGACAGAAGAAGCGAGAGCAATGGATGTATCTGTTGCCGCAAATGGTTCAATGTATAGTAAAGACAAGCGTGGTATGTTGCCCGAGATAATTATTGGTTTGTATAACGAGCGTAAAACAGTTAAGCGTGATATGATAAAGCTAAAGCAGGATTATGAGAAAGATAAGACTGCTGATCTCGATAGAGAAATCAATAGACTGGATAACACTCAGCAAGCTGTAAAGATTTTGCTCAACTCGCTTTATGGCGCATTAGGTAATCAATACTTCCGATACTTTGATTTGAGAATCGCAGAAGGTATTACACTGTCTGGTCAGTTATCAATCAAGTGGGCTGAGAAAGCTATGAACGAGTATCTCAACAAGATGCTCAAGTCAGATGAAGATTATGTAATCGCAATTGATACTGATTCGCTTTATGTTGATATGAATCCTCTTGTGAAAGCAGTCAATCCCAAAGACCCTGTGAGTTTCATTGACAAAGCCTGTGAAGAGAAGATCGTGCCAATGCTTGCTAAGTCTTATGAGAAGATGAATGATCGACTCAATGGATTCGAGAACCGAATGGTCATGGCTCGTGAAGCAATTGCAGATAAGGGTATCTGGACTGCTAAGAAACGCTATATACTTAACGTGTATAACAATGAGGGTGTGCAGTACGCAGAGCCAAAACTAAAAGTCATGGGCATTGAAGCAGTTAAGTCATCAACGCCACAGATCGTTCGAGACAAGTTTAAGAAAGCGTACTCGCTGATGCTCAACTCTACAGAAGCAGAGTTACAAAAGTTCGTGGCAGACTTCTATGAAGAGTTCAAGAGCCTACCACCAGAAGATGTGTCTTTCCCCCGAAGTGTCAGTGACATAGAAAAGTGGAAAGATAAATACACTGTATATAAGAAAGGTACTCCGATTCATGTTCGTGGCGCACTTGTGGGTAACAAGCAGATAGAGAAATTGAATCTTTCTAGTGAGGGTATCAAGAATGGATCGAAAGTGAAGTTCTGTTATCTAAAGATGCCTAATCCAGTTATGGAAAATGTCATCTCATTCAATCCATTCTTACCAAAAGAGTTTGGTTTACACGATCACATTGACTATGAGATGCAATTCAACAAGACATTCAAAGACCCATTGAAGTTGGTATCAGATGCCATCAATTGGGAACTTGAATATATAAATTCACTTGAAGGATTTTTTACATGAAAATGATCATACCCTCATTTGAGGATTTTGCTAAACGAAAGTATTATGAAGCAATGTATGAGAGAGACAGTTATGGCGAAAAGCAAACATCAGTAGAGAAATGGCTCGATGAGAATCAAGAATATCTCAGAGAAGAGTATCTACTAATCGCCAACATGAAAAAAGATTTAGAAGACAAATAGGAGAAAAAAATGTCAGATATATTTGATTTCGGTTTCACAGCCGTAGACGAAGATGAACTACAGTCGGTAAAGGCTGTCAAGCAAGAAGCAACGCAGGCTTCATCATCAGCAAAAACTTTGCAGGGTCAGTTAGATGAACTGTACAATGCAGTAACGCCATTACTTAACAATCTAAAAGCGAACCCAGAGAAAGAGTATATTCTATGGCCTAACCGCACATTAAAGATTGAGCAGTTTGAGAAAAAGTTGTTTGACATTTACAACAAGTAGTGTTATAATAGCGCAGTGAAGTATAATATAGAATTGAATTTGGAGAATAAATTATGTCGTCATTAATGGAAAAACTTGCCAAGAACTCTACCATCAAACTCACTTCCTCTATATCAGAGTCGAAAGTGTTTGGTGTGAAAGAGATGGCGCCAACATCTGTCCCTATGGTAAATGTTGCACTATCTGGCAAGATCGATGGTGGATTATCACCCGGTCTACTCATGTTAGCGGGTCCGTCAAAACACTTTAAGTCTGCATTCGCATTGCTTATGGCAGCCGCTTATCAGAAGAAACATCCCGATGCTGTGGTGTTATTCTATGATT